GACATAACCAGTCTTTCCGGGCTGACCACAGCGCTCAGCGTTTCCCAGGGCGGAACCGGTGCAAAAACAAAGGAAGACGCTCGCACAAACCTCGCTTTGGGAAGTAGTGCTACCAGAGATGCGTATAGCTCGTCTGGAAAAATGTTATCCGAAGGAGATTTTGGGTTAGGCGGCGCAGCATTGCCGACTGGAAATGAACAGGCATGCGGATTTTACAGAGCAATAGCTGGTGCAAGTGGAAATCCTTTAAATAACTCAGGCGTTATTCTCAATTATCAGGTTTACGGCGCTAATGCATTCACAAGAATTGCCACTTCCTATGAGCTACCTGTTCCCAGGATTTTTGTATCAACAAAGGTGAACTCTACCTATTATCCATATTATGAATTTTACACCACGGGTAATACTACAAAGGCCAGCGATGGCACGCTCAAAGCAGCGTCTCCAGTTGCCCGTATAGTGAAAAGTCAGGAAGAGTGTCAACGTGCAGACATCGACGAGGCTGGTTTTGCCTGGTGTGGCTGCGGTACGGCGAACTCTGAGGCGGATGGAATCACTCTTTCTCGCCTCGACGTAGGTGTTTACGTGCTCGCTGGTTCGGCAGGCCTGGCGTCAGAGGGATGGCAACTGCTGCCGCCAATGGACCCCGGCGGCATGGGTGATCTGGGTGTGGTTGAGGCCGAGCAAAATGAAAGCGGCGGATTGACTATCCGCCTGTTTAAGCGAAAATACATACTGAGCGATGACGGTGAGATCGTCAAAACGAAAGGGGAACCGATGGACGTGCCGGTGAACAGTTGGATCGATGTTCGCCTGAATATGCCCACTGATTCAGTTTTCAATCGTGAACAACAGCGACTGCAAGGTGATAACGAAGGTTAGGTAACTACCGGGCCGCGTAGTTCGGCCAGTTCTTTTTCGATGGTCTTTAACCGTTCGGCCAGCTCTTTGATTGCCTCAACATACAGCGCGCTCATCGCGCTGTAGTCCACTGTTTTAAGATCGCTAATTTCGTCTCCACCCGGCGTTGTGCCGGTGCCGCCTGAGCTGACAGCAACGGGCAATACCTGCTCCAGTTCCTGGGCGATAATGCCTGCGCTGCGTACCGACTCCGATTCAGTCAGTTGGATGCCGAACGTATAACCCGTCAGGGAACAAATCTTCTCCAGAGCGTTACTGACGGGCTCTTTATCAAACTTCACTCGCTCATCCGAAGTCTGGTTCACAGAAATACAGGTAAACCTGCCATCAGCTCCGAAGGAGAAGCTATAGCCATTTGCTCCACCATTATCATTATTATCAGGCCTGAGACGGATGGTACCTTCCTTGAGCGCATAGATTACCCCTCGTGATTCAATGCCTCCCGCACCGTAAAACCATACGTGAGCGTTCTGTGTATCGCTGGAGGCCCATACGTTTGATGACGTTACGGCTCTTAGTGAGCCGCCTGCGTTAATGCTCCCTGAAGCAGTTATGCTGTTCTGGCAGGTAATAGGATTTCGAAACTCAAAACTGTCACCGATAAAAGTGTATTTTCCAGCATAGAAAGTGAAATCCCCTTTCCCCATCCCGCCATTCGAATTGCCGCCACAAAGGATGCGTGCGTCATAGTCGTTGGTGCCAAGAAAATGAAAATCGATGAAGCTTGCAGAAGAGGCTTTTTTTGCACCAATCTCGAGGCTTCCGAAGTTGGCTGTGACGCTATCTCCTAAACCGAGGTTTGTGCGAGCGTCTTCCTTTGTTTTTGCACCGGTTCCGCCCTGGGAAACGCTGAGCGCTGTGGTCAGCCCGGAAAGACTGGTTATGTCGCTGTTTGCCCCTTTCTTCGCCAGTGATTTCTGGCCCGGTACGGTGACGGCAGTGCCGTTGATAGTGATGGTGACATCAGATGTCCCGTTCATTACATCAGCGAACCCGCTCATGTAGCGCTGGTACATCGTGAAGGTTTCAGCGATATCCTGCGCCAGCCCATCCACGCTCAGACTGTCACTCAGAAGAATGGCATATTTTGTTCCAGCAGGGATTGCAGGGTTAGCAGCTGGCGTAACGGTGAGAGAGGTTGCGCTTCCAATCGCGGTGATCTGGAAAACCTGCGCTGGGCTGGTCATTGCAATAACGGTACAGCCGTTACGAATAAGAGAACCAGCAGCAGTGAAGTTTGTGCCGGTACCTGTAAGGGTGTTTCCGCTGATGGCGATAGTGCCAGTGGTATAAATCATGTTTTCTCCAGGCAATAAAAAAACCCCGCCGGAGCGAGGTTGATTAAAAAGATAGTTTATTCAGACGTACATATCGGGGAGAACGGGAAGGTTCAGTGGCGTTACCGTGTCATTACCAAAAATTGCATACCGCTCGCGCCCAAGATATTTCCCACCCTGAACTGAAGCACTGCCGTTCTGTATTTTTATTCCGAACATTCGATACACGTACATGCCATTAACTTCGTGAGCCATCAGTCCGAACCTACCCAGCGGAACATACCCGCTGCCGATGCTCACGGCATTTTTTGAAGGCGTCCAGAGCTGGTTGAGGTAGACGAAAGGCCGCTTTGTCGTTGAAAACGTGCAGGCCCCGGCTGCATTGAAGATGTTTAGCCCCGTTCCCGGCTGCGGCGTCACACCACTGGCGAATATGACAATATCTATCGTGCCGGTTGTCGGAGCGTCATCGTTGGTGGATGGAGGGCTGAAGAACCTGACCGTGTTGCCATCGAAATCGACTGTGTTACCGCTATTGCAGCGCCCAAAGACGATATATTTGGACTTGTCGTATCCCGCTATTGTGGGAACAGCCCAGCCGCCAGTGGGAACATTGACGGAACCCTTCCAGATACACTGCCCTGACTGCGTGGCATTGGTAATCGCCAGGAAGTCAGTACTGTCATCAATAAGCAGGCCTTCTCCTTTACGCTGGCCAGGAGGAAATATCTGCCAGATGCTTCCGGGGAACGTGTACGTACTCTCACGCTCACTGATGCTTACGTCCTTCATAGTGGAGTTCTGCGTCACACGGCCACCGGATATGGTGACCGAGTTCATTTTATGAAGCAGCCCTGAATCAAGGTAAGCTGTCGCGTGCGGGATAAACAGCACCTGCGCCCCGGAAACATAACCGGCAATATCAGCGTATTTGGCTTTCTGGTAGCCACTGTCAAAGTAGGCTCCAAAAGACGGGCACCGAAGACCCGCCGTTATCTCCATCCGCTTTCCGCCATCATTCAGATCAATTAGTAGTCCTCTTGGCATGTTATGTCCATTCTCCAAGTACGATACGGCCGCCTCCGGTCAGGTTGATAGTTACACCATTACTGTCTATCACCGTCGCCTTGTTCGGCCCACTGAATCCAAAGTTACCCGTTGTGGCGTAAATCGAGCCACGAACAGTCACGTTGTTAAACACGGCATACCCGGACTTGTTGATATGCCATCCGACATTCCCTGTTCCATCCCAGGTTGATGACTGGATGTAATTACCGATTTTACTGTTACCGATCGTCCCCTCCCCGATAACAGCATCGCGGATTATCAACTGCCCATTTTGCGTGGTGAAGACGATGGTAGGGGTTCCTCCTGCCTGCATCATCACTGCAAAACGATCTGCGAGGAATAATACCTGCGACTGCATGCCAGATGGAGTATTCTCAACACCTATCCCCATACCAGCAGCATACTGTTTTCCGTTCGCATCCACGGCAACCTTGATGCTGTACATCGCCTTCAGGTCGCCGTTGACGTTCGCAATGGCCTGCGCGTTGGTGGTGATCGCTGAAGTGTGCCCGTTGATGGTCGCCGTAATGCCGTTTATCTGCGTGGCCGTGGCCTGCTGATAATTGGAAAACGTCTGGTTCAGGCTGTTGATGGATGCTTTATTGCCGTTCACGTCAGCCTGCAAGCTCAGCAGCGAACGTGCTGTTGCCTCCCTGTCGCTTGCCATGACGTTATCAATACGATCGATGCCGGCCATGCTGTCACCGTACTGCGCGCTCAGTCTCACCTGCTGATCAACCTGCGCCAGCGTACTCGTTATTAGCGCGATAGCGTTATTCTGGATGCCGCCGCTGGCAGTATCGGTTCTTGCTCCCAGCTCCTCCAGGCGGGATGCCATTGATGAAGTCGTGTCGGTGACAACCTGTCGCAACGTGGTAATATCAGCAGTGTTTTGTGAGCTGGCTTGTTCAGCTGCATCTGCCTTACCTGATGCAGCGTCAGCTTTACTCGAAGCCGAATCAGCTTTATCAGAAATGACCTGAGTACTCGCAGTAAGCTGGTCGACAGCTGTCGCCCTCGCCTGCGTTTCATCTGACAGAGCCTGCCTTACCTCGGTAATTCCCGCCTCGTTCTGCTCAGTTTTTGCCTCAAGACGAGTAACATCCGTGACGCGAGCCTCCGTCTCAGTGGCGATCACCTCCCGGAGCTGTTCGAAGGTCGCAGAGTTAGCGCCCTGCTGGGCTGTCTGCCGCACGACAACATCAGCAATAGCAAGCGCGTTGCCGATGATTGCTTCTGCTGTCTGCTTATTCGATCCAACCGCCGCTGCAAGACCATTTGCATTCTCTTTGATTGCATCAGCCAGTTCTGCGAACTTTTCACTGCTCTCCACCGCGCTCTCGATCAGGTCTTTGAACGTATCAGTCTCTTTAATCTCCTCCAGGATTGCATCGGTGATATCGGATACATCAATGCTGGCCTGCCCGCGCACAAAGTCTGTGTACCCTGATTCGTTTCCGCTGCGGTCCACCAGCTGCGCGCGGTACCAGAAAATTTGCCCTGCCTTAAGGCCCATCTGCTGATACTTGCGCTGCGGATAGGGTACGTCTGCCAGCAGCATCGCATCGTCTTCCGTCCCGGTCAGGCTGTACTGAATTTCCGTCTTCAGCGTGTCGTCGGTGTTCGCCGGGAATCCCCAGTTCAGCTCGATACCGAATACCACATTATCGGAAGCGATGAAGCCGACCGGTTTCGGCGGATTGCCCACTTTCCCCGTCAGCGTTTTCTCTTCCGAATAGCCCCACCCGGAAGAAATTTCTGCGGCATTGATGGCGCGTACACGTACCAGGTAGCGCCCGGCATATATCCCCGGCACGTCGAATGACGTGGTGGAGCTGCGCGGCACGTTAACCCAGTTCCCGTCGTTGCGGCGCCATTGCGCTTCATATGCGATAGCGTTCTGCGCCTGGTCCCAGCTCACGCGCATTGTTTCGACGCTGATATTCTGCTGCACCACCGAAAACGAACTGATTACGATGTTGTCTGGCGGTGACTGATTACCCGGCGGGATCACGCTCACCGGCCGCTGGTCAATGATAGCTCCGGTATCGATTCGGGCATATTTATCCGGATCGTGCCATGCACCGGTAATGGTGAAAGTGCCATCATCGTTATCGGAAACGCTGACAACTCGATACTGCTGCGCGTAAAGCTCGTCAGATTCAACCACCCAGACAGCTTCGGCCTGAGGCGTCTCACTGTACGCGGTGGTGACTGTGACCGATTCCCCGTTAACCGCCTGAATGGTCCTGCTCTGTGACGCTCCGGAGGGAAGGTTGAGGATAAGGCGATCACCTGCTGCTGCATCAGCTACACGGTCAAGTTTGATAACGCGACCGTTAACGGCGCTGATGCGACCGCCCATAACCTTTCCGGAAAGCAGCTCGTCTGCCACAGCGATGATATAGCCTGGCTGCGGTATGTTTCCGTCCAGCCCGACATCGAACGAAACAACGCGATCCTTATTGTTGGTGAGAATACCCCAGCGCCCCTTTCGGTTCGCTTCTGACTGCCTGGTACAGCCGATGGCTGTCATTTCCAGCTGATTGAAGCCGTACCGCGCCACCAGCGCCTGCTCGAATACGGGTTCCATCGCGTCAGCATAGGCGTTACCGGGATCGGACCATGAAACCAGCGCTGTAGTGTAGCGGGTTTTCGTGGTGCTGCTTGAATAGGTGAAGCGACCGCCAACAACGTTAGCGCGCGTGTAGCTGTAATCCACATCACGGGGCATATCGGCCAGAGCAACGATCTGATCGCCACCCCAGTACGTCATGCCACGGAATATGGCCGCAAAATCACGCAGGACTGTATAAGCGTCGTTTCGGTCCTGGATGTACACGTTGCAGGTATAGCGTGGTTCTGTTCCATCGCCACCCTTACCGTCCGGCACCATCTGATCGCAATACTGGGCGACCTGATAAAGCGTCCATTTATCGATGTTAGCAGCAGTCAAACGGTGACCTAGGCCGAACCGGTCAGAAACAACCAGATCGTAAAATATCCACGCAGGGTTATCCGTCCATGCCCACTTAAACGCCCCGGTCCATGCCCCGCTGTAAGAGCGGGTTTCCGGGTCGTAAGTATCAGGAACCCGAATAACGCGGCCACGAGGCTCACAGGAGATCTGAGGTATAGAACCATTAAACTGGCTGGAGTCGAATTCAATGTACAGCAGCGCGGTGTTCGGATATCGCAATTTCGCATCAATCACCTCAGTGAAGCTCTGTAGCGTCATCGTGTCGCCGATTTTCGCGCTGTTGGCGTCAGCGGTAATTTTGCGTAGTCTGATTGTCCAGGTGCTGCCCGCCTGAGGTAAATCAATACGGTGGCTACGCTCATAACCTGAGGTCGTTTTCCCGGTCACACTGGTATTGAGGACTGTCTGCCATGTCCCGCCGTCCGTCTGCAAGTCAATCGCATAATTAACCGAGTAACCAACCAGATCGCCATCGTCCTCCTGCTTGAAAAGCGATGGCCATTTCAGGCGTAAACGAACCGCTGAAAGCTGTGTATTGGTGAAGGTTCGTGTCCACGCTGTAGCGCTCGTTACCTCGGTTCCCACGCTGATTTCGTTTTCGGTACCGGGAATGCCCTGAATGTACTTCTGGGCCTGTGTACCCGCGCGAAATTCCCACGTAACGCCGCTGAAGTTTTGGGAGCCGTCGGCGTTCTCCAGCGCCGTTCCGTCCAGGTAGATATCCTTCCCGGTGAGCTGTCCAGCAAACTCCCCTTCCCCAAGCGCAACGAGGATCTTTGCCTTCGCTACAGATTGCAGATCATCAGGCTGTTCGGTAGGAGTTCGGGAGCTGGTGCTCCCCCCTTTTCGTCCGGTAATTTTATTCGCCATATCGCGCCCATAAAAAAAGCCACCCGGGGGTGGCTTGAAAAAAGGTTTGTTCTCTACTGCTGATCTTCGACATAAATTCCGGCAGAAATAATTGCCCCGCCGATTCGACGGCGGCCGTAGAGGACCGGTACCGGGTAACCCTGCGCGGCGGTGTTTGTCACCCCACCGAATGCGTACGATGCACGGTTATCTGCGCTTTGTTTGCTGGCCAGGCCACCAGGTTGAGGCGAAAGCATCTGGACAACTCCACCAGCAATCATAGCTGCACCAAATTTATACCCGAAGGCTGAAAAGGGGTTACCTGGCGCAAAATAACTTCCTACTGCGGAAGCAGCTACAATTACGGCACCAAGGATAGTTTGTAACAAACCAGACCTTTTACTGCCGATAACAACGGGAACTATTCGGATAACTTCACCTGTTACGGGGAAGCCTAGATCATCAACACCAATATTCTTCTTACCTTTAAAAACAGCAAAAGTAAGCCCTCGGCGATTACTATTAATCATATAGCTCTCAAACCCCGGTATAGTTTTTGCGAGAGCAACGCCAGCTTCACTTACTTTAGAAATTAACCTATGATGGATTTTCCCAAAGGTTTTCCCTAATGGCCCACCAAGTTCAATTCGAGACATAACCTCTGACATTTTTTCACCTTATAAAAAAACCTGCCAAAGCAGGTTTTGAATGGTTTTTATTTATATGGCGTCTATTTTAAGGTCGTCGGCCTTATATCCAAGTCCCCACCCTCATCAATGAAAATTCGCACATACTTATTTTCTCCATCGCCTAAGTTTATGTAGCGCTCTTGTCTTGCTTCGTTTGCGCCACATAACCCCCTCCCCTCCAAGGCGGCTCCTACTGCATGTTCACCCTTGGATAAATAAAACCTTACTTTTTCTTTAGGCTCTAACTTTGCAGACAACTGTCCATCTATATAAACGGATGCAAAACATCCACCGCCTATAAACCCACTATCTCTAACAACAGTAATAGACTGGTTAGAATCCGATTGCTGAAATTTAAAAGTTCTGTCAGATGGTGCAAACGAAGCTTCGCTTGGAGGGGTTACGCTTGTTGAACAACCAACCATTAATAAAGAAAGTGCCAATAATGCTTTTTTCATATCCCTATCCCCTTTGGTTTTACAAAAGGTTAGCACAGAGATTTGTACCGTAGAATCTTCATCGTTCGTTCCTGCCAGTAACCGCCATATGGTACTCGCTGACTCAGGTGACCGTACAGGTGGTGCAGCAGCATATTGCCCTCCAGCAATATACCCGCGTGGTTCCACTTATCAGCCTGGACCTGCATGATCACCATATCGCCGGGTTTCGGTGGCCCGTCGAATTCACGGAATCCGCACTCATACCAGCAATCCTGATAAAAGTTGTCAGGATAGTCGCTTTCCCACCAGGGATAATCCACCCGATAATCATGGAGCTCGATACCATGCGTTTGCCGGAAATAGCTCATTATCAGCCCCCAGCAGTCGAAGTGGCCAAGCAAAAACGGACGCTCCAGCAGCGGCAATTCTCCGCGCGGCTGGATGGTGCGTAAATCCCCCTCCGGCCAGCTTACGATGTGCCAGGGTAAAAGCGTTGCATCGCATTGCGCTTTATCCAGTTCGCTTGGTTGCGTCGTAGCGTCAGGGTGGCTGTGTGCGATGGCGATCACCGTTCCCCAGTCCTCAGCAGCTGCATAGTCTTCGGGGCAAAGGGCAAAATTGTCCTCCGGCGCCGCGGCAAGATTCCGGCACGGGAAATAACGTTCAACGCGGCTTTTCTGCGCCACCACGCCACAACACTCACGAGGATATTCAGCGGCAGCATGCGCCATAATCGCATCGATGGTTTTCTGACGCATATCAACTCCTGATCAAAGACGTGCCCGGGAAGCCACCAAACGGCAGTTCGTTAGCATCTCCATGTCGAAGTTTGCAGGCAGACAGCGTTCCGTTGCATTCATCCTTCGACGGATCGTCAACCGGATTATTGTGCTTATCGAAATAGCGCGTTCCGGCGTAATCACAGCCGTCGCCGGTTCGATACTTATTACGGATGCACCAGGTACACAGAGAATGCAACTGGCGTGTTGGAATCATCAGCCCCTGCAGGTCCATTGGGCTGGAAAGACTAAATTCCACAACCTCGTTCGTCTCACTGCTTTTGGCATCGATATAGAACACCTTAAGCTTTTCCTGCGTAGGGTCTGCCGTAGCATTGCCGTCTGGAAAGTTCTGCGCATCAAGGTATTTAGCCAGCGTGTCGTGGATCGTAACCTTCGCCTGCAGCAGATCATCATAGGCGAGGCATAAAGCAGTAATTGAACTATCCAGGTTAGCAACCGAGAGCTTCGGCTGGGCTGAGTTGCCATCCGTCGACGTCTCTATACCTTCAATCTGACACGGCCAGGCCGAGTACTCTTCTCCCTGCCACCAGATACTTTTGGCGAGAAGTTTGGTTTCATCTCCGCCTGCAGCGAGAATCTCCTGCTCAGTATGAGGAATGTTGTAGGCGTGGAATCGTAAAATCTCACCCACCCCAAAAGCGCTCCCGTCCACTTCAAAGAGCCTTACCTCACTGCCGGGCTCCAGCTTTTGATAATCTGCGTTTAAGCTCATGGTTTGAATGCCTGTTCGAAAGTTGCAGTTACGGTTTCAACCTTTTTATTCAGGGTAACTCGCTGCAGGCTGTCTGCCTCGACGCGCCACAACGCCAAATCCCCGCCTGGCGGAGTGAACGAGAACGATGTGGTTTTATGTCTCCGGAGGAAGGCATGAATCTCCCTGGCTGTTACCGGATCGCCGGTAAAAGAGAAGGCATAATTCAACACCTCATCGTTCAGACCCGACCCGCTCACCTGTTTATAACCATCGCCAAACTGTGCCGTTCTGATGGTGTCTTTACTGCTTAGCGTCGGCTGACTGGCGGCCTGAATGCGCCAGCCAAAATGCTCTATGGCCATTAGTTACCTCTGTTTATTAGCATTCCAGATAATCCCACCAGGTCTTATTTCACGGGCTATCCCCTCCCGCACAGAGCGATCGACCACTTTCTGGTAGGCCTGAGCGAGTGCACCACCATTTTGTTGCTGCTTCTGGTCGCTGGATTGCCCGGTTGTAACTGAAACAGGGGCGTAAACACTCACGCCACCCATACCAGCAGCTGCATTACCACCCCCTACCAGACCGCCTGTGGCGTACCCACGCATAAGCCGATAAAGGTTGCTCACACCAATACGGCTGGTTGACTCTTTGGTGAAGACGAACTCTCCCCGGTGGACAACCCCGGCAGGCTCATATTTTCCGCCATGCCCTGTGTAACCACCCACGTCGTAGCCCGGGGGCCGGAAAGACGGTACCGCGAATGACTGGCCTGCAGAGGCCGTATTAGTTCCGCTACTTATCCAGCCCATTGCACTCTGGATGGCATAAGCCACCAGAAGCTGGTTAATAACGTTTACTATCATTTTGAGAATCGAGGTGGTGAAGTCCCTGAAGCTGGCTTTTCCGGTTGTCACAAGGCTGGTGAGCTGGCCCGCCAGCCCGGTGAATGTGGCCTGTGAAATTTGCTGTACCGAGCTGAAAACGTTTGTTGCTGAATCCTGATATTCAGCCCAGCCCTGCTTAGCTCCGGCTAGCCAGTTAGCGCGCAGGGCATCTTCATCCGCAAAAGTTGCCCTTTGATCTTCAAGCACCTTTTTCTTGGCTGCCGGATTGTAAGCATAGGTTTCGCTGAGGCGCTCTAAGGTTGATTCTCTCCCGGCTTGTCGGCTGGAAACACCCTCAGACTGCGCCTTCAAACCCGCCCTCGCGGCTTTTTGCTGCTGCTCAAACTTCACGGCTTGATCGGCCAGCTGGTTGAGCTTCTGCTGGCTGGCAACCTTATCGCCAAGGTCGGCCAGCTGTCGCTTGTACTCGAGCGTTTCTTCCTTGTGCGCCAACAGGGATTTTTCCTGCGCCGTAAGCTGACGACGCCCCGCGGCCTCCTGCAGAACGGTGAACTGATTTTCAGTCTGCCAGAGATCCTGGCGCTGTTTGCTGATAACGTCGTTTACGCTGGTATGCTGCTCGAGCGTTTTAAGCTGGGCCTGAAGGGTGAGAAGTTCAGCCTGCGCCTTTTCCTCGGCTTTGTCCCCGGCTGGCGTTGAATAGCTTTTGCCTTTCGGCGTTTTAGGATCCTTCCACTGCTTTTCAATCCCGGCGCGAGCTGCGGCAATGTCCTTTTCAGTCCACAGCGTGGCGACACCGTCTTTCGCATCCTGGCGGTTTTTCTCAATAAGCTGACTGAGCTTTTTCTCTGCTGAAGCCCGCTTTTCTGCCGCCGTCGCGCCGGACTCCACCAGCTGGTTAAACTGCTGCTGGCTGCGGATTGCCTGAGCCTGCTGGTCCGTTCGCATTTTTTCCCGCGCGGCTGCCAGCCCTTCCTGGGCGTATTGCTGATCTGCAAGATCGTAAGCCTGCTTTTTCAGCTCCACCTGCTGGCGCGCGTTTCTCAGCCTTTCCGCATCCGCTTTCTGCAGAACGTTGTTACCGGCATAATCCGGGTCGACTTTAAGATTGCTGGACAGCGCGCGGTACTCTTTCTCTGCTGCCTGCCATTCAGCAAAAGAGTCCTGGCGCTTCATCGCGGAGTCAGGATTACGCCCTATGCCAAGCATCGCATCCCATGCGCCGGAGGCGGCATTCTTCACCCAGTTCCAGGCTTTTTCGAGGGAGCCAAGATTATCCTCGACCGCCCCGGCGCGCTGAATGACCGCGTCGGAATATGCCCGCATGGCCAGCTCGGCAGCTTTCTGAGAATCCCCCAGCGCCTGAGCAGAAGCTATCTGTTCATACTGGGTGGCCGTCAGAAAGTGAAGGGAATCGTTGAGCGTAGCGACCGCGTTAACCGGATCATCCTTCAGGCGCTTAAACTGATTAATGGTTTCGTCAACGGCCTGCCCGGTAGCCTGCTGCAGCCTGGCGGCAACATTGCTGACCATGCTGACGTCATTCCCGCTGAACGCGCCGCTTCCAACGACCTGCGCCAGCACGCCTGCAGCGGCATGCTGCGTGATGCCATTACCGGCCAGCGAGCGCGCCAGCGCCTGAAGCTGCCCTGACGTTTTCCCCGCGTAGTTCCCGGTCAGGATCAGCTGCCTGTTAAATTCCTCAGACTCTTTGCTGCCGTCATACCAGGCCTTACCCAGCCCGAATACCGCCGCGGCAATCCCACCAACCAGGCCGGCGATCCCCAGGCCGCGCAGCGACAGCAGCTGGTCTATCCATCCAGCCCGGTTCGCCAGCGTGATCCCGGAGCCGCGCAGCGCACCGAAGTTACCGCGCATGACCTCGCCGATAAGTACCCCTAGCTCCTGCCGGGCAGCAGCACTTTGCAGCCCCAGACCGTGCGTGGCCACTTTGGCGGCTTCAAGCTTGCGGATATAGACCTCAGCCGCATCGCTGGCACCGACCTGCGCCGCCTTCATGCGCAGCAGCTCGGTACCGGAGAGCTTTTGCTCTGCAACCTGTTGCTTCAGCTGGCTGAGGAATCGCGTGCGCGCTGCGGCCGATTTTTCCTCCACGATCTGCAGTTCTTTTTGCCGGGCCGTGGTGCGGGAAATAAGGGCGAGATAATCCTGCTGGGTTATGTTGCCCTGTGCCCTGGCTGCGCGAAAGCGCGCCTGCACGTTCGCAAGCGACTGTGTTTCACCATTGAGCTGGCGAACGCCGTCAATCTGGCGGAAAAATGATGCCGCCAGTTCATCCTGTCGGCGGGCAAGCGCTGCAGCCTGCCCGTCATTCTCACGCATGCGTTGGTTAAGTTCGGTCACGCGGCGATGAGTTTCATCAACGGACCTGGAAACGTTCTGCCAGTCTTTTGTCAGCCCTTCCGTTGAGGCTGACTGACGGGCTTTCATGTCTGCGGCGGCCGCCGCGCCAGCGTCGCCCACGCTCTTTAGTGCAGCGCTCTGACGGTCCGCAGCACGCTGCATTCGCGCCTGAACTTTATCAGACTCATCCGCCATTCCTGTCAGTTGCCCTTTGATTCGGGCGACCTGCTCGCTGAAGGTTGCGCGGTCAACATCCAGCTTAATAACCAGATCGCTAATCTGCTGGGCCATATCGGATACCTCCTGTGATCCCCTCAGCGGCGGTCATCAGCGTGTCATCATCCGGCTCGTCATCGCTGATGACGACATCCGAAGGAGAAAGCAGGCTGAAATGTGCGGGGGTAAGTTCCGGGTCGCGGAAGAAAAGAGTGGAGATGGAATAAAGCAGCTCTGAGAAATGCGCATCGAGCTGCGCGTCCTGAAAATAATGCTCCCGGTAGAACTGGTGCCAGTCGCCCAGCTCACTGGAAGTCATTCCAGCCAGCATGGCGCGCCAGTCGGGTCGCCCGAACTCGCGCGCCAGATTCAGGACAAACTTCAGCTCGCTGGCAAGGGCTTTTCCGCCGTAACGGGTTCAGCGCTTTCGGCCTCCGCGGAGGCATCCGGATCGGCAACGTTGTCATCATCAACCGGAACGAGCATGCCGGAGAGCAGCTTTATTTCCATTTCTGCTTTACCGATCGCCTCCGGCGGCCAGCCGCTAAGCACCTGCTGATAAAGCGTCTCCACATCCGTGCCAGCCGGATCGTTATGCCACAAAGACATCGCGATCAAACGCGCACCGCAGCGAATATTTGAGCCAATCAGCCTGGCCGTCATTTCCTGATCGCTGATGCCGTCGCTGTCAGCGCTGACGGCCTTTTCCTCTGCGGCCATAAACGTGATGTACTCAATACGCTGCAGCGCCGACAGCTCGAAGATGGTCAGGGATTCTGTTTGCCAGGTGAACTTCTCTTTTTTCAGAAACATGCGTCCTTCCTTACGCTGCAGTTACGGTGACTTTGCAGACCGCTACGAAATTACCGTCGCTGGTCATAACAATAACGTCAGCGGTGCCTGCCGCCACGCCGGTGACGGTGATCACGTTGCCGCTAACGGTGACCGTTGCTTTTGCCCCGTCTGAGGTTGCCACACGGAACGAGGTATCTGAGGCGCTGGCAGGGTTGACCGTCACATTGAGCGTTGTGGTTGCGCCGACGGCCACGCTTGCCGTGGCTTTATCGAGAGTAACGCCGGTCACGGGGATATTCGGGGTACCGCTTTCTTCTGCCAGCTCCGGCTTGCCGGTATTGGTGATTTTCGCTGTACGGGTAATGACCTCTTTTGCCGGAATGGCTTTACCCAGGCTGCTGCACCAGCCGCGGAAAACGTCGACGGTACCGTTCGGGTATTTGATTTTGTAATAGCGTACTGAGCCATCAATAAACCATGCGACCAGGTCTTTTTGCCCTTCTTCGCCCGGCTTCCAGGCGAGGGTAAACGAGGTATCGCCAGCAGATTTTGCCCCCTGGGCCGTCGCGTTCCAGTCGGCATCCTCGTCGTCGAGGTAAGTGTCGTCATACGATTCGGCGGTCATTTCGCCCGGCGTCAGCTCTTTGATTTTCGCCAGGCGGTTCCAGTCGATATCAGAGAGTGGGTTAGCGAAAGCGTTGCCCGTTCCGGTGTAAAGCCAGAGCGTCGTACCGGCGCCTTTTACAGGAGCAAGTGGATTTGGTGTTGGCATGTTTTCCTCACATTTCGTAAGTGATTGAATATTTCATATCGGCGGAGGTCCACAGCCCCATCGCATCATCGCGCTGGTAATCGAAGCCTTGTGGAACCATGAGCGTTAACAGTGAATCGAGGCCGGGAACATCAGCGAGGGCCGGATAGATATGGCTTTCCATCCATTCATCCAGTTCGGAATCTGGTACCTGCGAGGACAGGAAGACCTCGATATGTAGCGTTGCCGCCCACATATCGGCATCAAGTTCTTCGCCGGTATACTCCGCATCGGTCAGATAGACCGCGACGGCAGGAAAATCCTCCTCCTCAATGACAGCCGGGCGCCCGTCAAAAAACATGACGTCGATCCCGATGGCCTCTTCAAGCACATCAATAATTTTCTGGCGAATGAGAGTGTGTTTCATCGTGTCAGATGCAACCTCAGTTGTTGCCTGAGGGCATAGCCAAGTTGTTTTGGCATTTCCTCTTCAAGCATGCGTTTCTTCTCTGCTTCGAAAGCAGTAGTGAGGGGCGCGGACAATGGGATTTTGACCACGTCGATGGGATAACGACTTTTTCCTGCAATGCGCTTCATGACGTGCCAGCGGCCGTTCGCCAGGCGCTGGATAAAGGCGTCGCGAAAAACATAACGGCCAATTCTCAGCACGCTACTTTTTCGAACCAGCGGGCCTTTTCGGTTCGTAGCCCTGACCTGCGCGGCACCGAGTTTGATGGCGGGAAGGTTGCCCCGGTTAACCTTAATTCGGGCCGCTGAGTGCCCTGACGCCGAGGCTTTGTTGATTCTCACCCTTTGTCTGACCAGCTTTACAGGTATCCCCGAAACGCGGTTATCACCGGCTACCGTTTCTTTCGCCACTCTTCGGACGGCAACCGAGACGCCATTAGCAGCAACCCGGTTCACAGCCCATGCGCTGGCATTGGGAACCATATTTCTGTCCAGGCTATCCAGGTTAGCAATCGCCTGCTCAAGACCTTTTATCGACATGAATGCTCCTTAACGACGCCGCGATCCGCCGGGAGGTGATCCACTACCCAGCCATACATGGCAGGAACCGCAATCATCCGGGCCCACGCGATCAACCCAAAATTCACGCCCGTTTACCTTCAGCGTGTCCAGACGTTCCAGCCCGCTTACATCCGATGAGTTCACAAAAAACGTCGGCTTGGTTCCGTCAATTCTGATCCCCGCTTCTGCGAAACCGATGTTCTCTGGATCGTCAAAGACCCCGCGGAGCGTGACGCCGGATAAAGATCCAGAGGTTATCCTTGCCTCTGCGCCCATCACTCCACGTATAGTGGTATCCGCGCGCGCCATCGCTTCATCAAAAAGAGTATCGAAATCAGCCATTAAGCCCCCTGTCAGACTTCCCGGGCCAGCCCCTGAGAAATCAGTTCGGTAGCCTCCGCGTCGGTCACGCGAATAACGACACCAGGCTCAACAATAGAGAGGGACTCGTTGCGTGTGGCGTGAAGTGCATCAATGTGCAAGGTCACCAGTGTCTCAACCGCCACCAGCTCGCCGGGCTCATTTGACGCAGGATTCTCGGTAATAGAGCCAGAGGTGTTCTCTGGGCCGGGCTGGCCCGAGGTGCTGCCAGCAGTAGTGCTGGCAACGGACACCTCAGCGCCCTCTTCTCCGTCTTCGTCGAGTTCCTCTTCGAGCTCAGAAATACGTAACGTAAGCTCCTGGATGGTGCCTGTGACGTTGACCTCACGATCAAGCTTTACGCCCAGCTCTTTCAGTCGGGCGATAAGGGTTTCTTTTTCTGTCATGGGAAATACTCCAGAAATGTGGCCCAACAGGGCCACTGGGGAAAGTTATGCCAGCTTGACTGAAACGAACGCGTCCGGATCTGGCAGCAGCATCAGCGGAGCTGATTGAATCATGGTGAACTCGCGAGCCGGGTCGCCCGTTTGCACCCAGTTTTTCGGATAGCGCGTTGAAGCATTAATGCCTTCGCGCTGTGCATCTGCATCCAGAATGCAGCCATAGGTACGCAGACCGCGCGCCTGGGTATTTCCCAGCACCATTGTCAGATCCGGCAGGTAGTTCTTTTTGACGTCATCCTCGATGTACTGACCGGAGTACACAACGATGGCAACGTCGCCATACATCCCTTTATATGAGACGGCCATTCCCAGGTCTTTTACGGCGGTTTCGAGCTCAGAGCTTGAACCGCGACGCGTATCCAGCTTTTCCTTCACCGCGTCAAAGGAGCGGAACAGCGCCCAGCCCTTTGGATCGAAGACGATAATGTTGACCACACCGCTGGCGTTAAGCGCGTACGCTTCAATATCATCGGTCGGGTCGTACGTTTTTTTGTCGCGAGAAGACCAGGCAGCTGCACCCGCCTGGGTGATGTTGTTACCGGCACTGCGTCCCATATCAACTTCAACCGGCTCAAACGCTTCCCCGGTCATGGTGTATTTACCACTGAGGACTGCAGCAACGGCCTGCTTTTCTTCTACCTGCGCAATTGCAAGCTCTTCATCTTTCATGTTCTGAAGAATGATGCGTCGGCGGCGATAGGCAGGGTCGGCCAGATTCTGTGGATCTTCATCAGGCAGGCGGCGGAGGGTCATCAGCGGATTCACTTCGTGTTTTGGCTTCACATACCCCGGCGTAAATTCCGACGTGCTGCCACCACGGGAACGAATCACTTTCCCGGAGACAATCGGCGATACGTACAGCGCCATATTGACCATGCCCGGAATTTGCGACAGGTAGACTTTTTCTGTACTGAAGGGATAAGTTTCGCGAAAGAAGATACGCAGGAAGAGCGGATCGAACTTGAATTTCTTCTCATTGACCGCCAGAAGCTGGGCTGTTGTGTAAACTGACATAGATTTTTCCCGTAAAAAAAGCCGCATAAGCGGCTTTTATGAAAGTTGAGGGTGATTAAACGATGCTGATCGCAGTACCGGCGAACGCGTTACGCTTGATATTTTCGTCGGTAACGGCAGATGGCCAGAGCACATCTTCGATGCGGAAAGAACCGGATTTATAAAAGGCCAGTTCAGCACTGCTCTGGTCAGCGGTAACCGCCAGAATGCCGGTTGCTGCACCTGCATGCTCGCCGTCCCAGACGGTTAGCTTGCCGGACGTAACATCGAGCATGAGCGGGGTCATTGCCGGGGTGGATGCTGTCAGTTCGCCCGGTGCATACGCGGTGTGTGCCGGATCGCTGTTACCGAGCGGCTGGGTATGAGTAAATACTTCGGTGATTGCCATGTTAGCCTCTTAAACGGGGGTGTTTAACAAATCGTCGCCGGCTTCAGCAGAGGCATTCCCTGCTGAAAGAGCGCCTGGCGCGGTTTCCATCAGGCGATCAAGCGCCGTATCGGTACGCGCCTGAGCGCTTTGCGGCGCCGCGGCCAGAATGCGCTGTGCATTCTCGACCGTCATGCCCGGCGTTTCGGCCAGCGCACGGGCCTGTGATTCGCGACCTTTTGCCTCTTCGCAGTTCAGAATACCCATGATGCGACCATTCTCGGCAGCTACGGCTGCCGATACCTGAGCGCTGAGGTCTGCCGGGGCCGTTAAGGCAGCAGTTGTTGTGTCAACGGTGGTGACCTGCTCAGCCGGTGCAGTCGTCTGTGTTGCTGCCTGGTCAGCTGGCTGATTGGTCGCTGCAGATGCAGAAGGTGATGGCATAGTTCCTCCAATGGTTGTTTTTTTGCGTCTGTCGAGTGCTTCACGCATCACGCTGAGCGCGTCGGTATTGTTAACAAGTTCATCCGCCAGACCGTTATCCACGGACTCCTGGCCGGAGAAGACGGCCGCTTCGGTGTCCAGTACGGCCTGCACTGACATTCCGGTATAAGCGGAAACCTTTTCGGCAAACATCTGACGAGTGGCATCGATGCGCGTCTGAAAATCAGCGCGAACGTCCTTTGGTAGTTTTTCGTAGGGATTGCCGTCGACTTTATGATCGCCGCTGTAAATCAGCGTGACCTCAACGCCGTTAGTTTTCAGCGCAGCGCCATAATTACTGTGCGCCATCATGACGCCGATGGAGCCGGTTCTGGCCGTTTGCGTGACAAGCCGTCGCGATGCAGAACTGGCAATGAGCTGCCCTGCGCTGCAGTTCATATCATTTGCCAGCGCCCAAACGGGCTTGATATCCCGCATCCGGGCAATAATGTCGGCACAATCAAAAGCCCCGGACACCATCCCGCCCGGCGTGTCCATATCCAGCAGAATACCGTCTACGCCGGGATCACTCATTGCCTGCTGGAGTCGGGCAATGACCCCGTTATAGCCCGTCATACCGGAATAAGGCTGCAGTGACCGGGTTTTGCTGACCAGCGTCCCGGAAACGGGCAGCACCGCGATCCCGTTTGTTACCTGATAGCTCCGCGCTGGCCGGGGCCCCATTTCCTCGTCATCGCCAAACAGCGCCAGCGGCTCTGCAATTTGTTCAGCGCCGAGCGAGACGCCAGAAGCGTAATCAGTCAGTCGGGTGATACCCAGCTGGCCTGCCAGCGCACAAAAGAAAACCCGCGCGTAGGCGGGTTCAAGCATCAGCGGCTCATTGAAGGCCATGCTGGCAATATGCGGGAGATTACGCAGCTCTGGCGTCATCTTTTACCTCCTCATTTGATTTTTTCAGCCCAGATTCAAATGCAGCTGCCGCCCATGCCGGAGGTTTAAGTCCCGCGCTCCGGCGCTCCATAGTTTCACGTACCTGCTGAGAAAATATTTCCTGATAGTCATCTCCGCGTTTGGCACACTCCTTCTCATATGTGCTGAGACCAGCCTCAATCAGCATCACGGCCTCCTGCACCTCCTTCAGCCCATCAATAGCCATGCGCCCCGAGCCAATCCAGTTGGCGTTACCCCAGGCAGTTCTCGCCTCCTGGAAGCTAAACCTGGCTTTGGACGGGAGCGTGACAACCCGGCGCGCAATCGCCTCTTCGAGCCAGCAGACGAACATCTGGCAGGCTTGCCGGGCCGCGACAAACTTGCGACGCCCCATAAAGAACGCCCAGGATTCATTGGCGCTGGCGCGCGCAGTCGAATAGCTCATCTGAGAGTAGTTACGGGAAAGCTGCTCATACGAAACACCAAGACCGGCCGAAATATAGCGCAGGAGTGATTGTTCAAAGGTGGAATAACCGTTATCGGTATCCTGTGCTGACTGAAGGTTCAGGGAATCGCCCGGCATAAGATGAGGCACTTTGGCGCCACCGAGGCGAACCGGCGCTGCAGCGTAGTATGCTGCCATTTCGCCAAGCCAGCCCGTCAGCTTATTTTGCTGCTTACTATCCGCGCCGAGGATAAAGTCCATCGCCGTATCGGTATCAAGCTCGCTCTCGATTGTCGCCGCATACATAGCTTTTACAATTGCGCTCTGGAGCTGAGTATTTTGCAGGGTGTCGAGCATTTTCATCTGCTCCATCACGCTGTAAAACACGTTTGCGCCGCGGGTCTGTCCATCCTCAAGCGGTTCAAAAATATGGATGAATGATGGCCTTCCGCCCGGCAGTTCCCGTGGTATATAGGTCCATTTTTGCGACATCCAGCCAGGATAGCTGTCTTCACTGACGTAGTACCCCAGCGCTGCGCCGCTATCACTGATTTTGACACCCGCGCGACAGTTACGCGTGTCACCTGTATTACCGGGATTACTCACGCGTTTTGGACTAACCATTTTAAATTGCGTGCGAAAAAGTCGCGATGAATCACTGTCCCAGGTGGGCTGGACGCACAGTTCACCGTTGAATGCGTGCGTCGCAACGCCTTCACGGATCATCATCGTAAAGGTACGCTTGCGCTCGGCATCAATCCCGCAAAAGTCATCCTCCGCATATTCATACCAGGCGGCCTCCACCTCCCTGGCAAATGCTCGGCTTTCCTCTTCTTTAATGCCGAGATAACGCCAGCTCGGGCAGTAACTCAGTCTGAAAAAAGACCCGACGATGTGATCCTGGTGAAGCTGAACGGCGTTTGCCGCATAACCATTGTTACGGACCAGATCATCAGCACGGGCATTCCCCCGGGCGAAGTTCGGCAGAAGTGCGGCGTCGGCACTTTCACTCTGGGGATTCCAGGCATTTAGCTGCCCACCGAATCCGCCGCCACCGGCGTGATAGCCTGCATATTCCCTCAGGGAGGTTTTCCCGTCGGGGCCAACTAAAGAAGGAATTTTCATGCGTAGAACCTTGCCGGCCCGCGGCGTCGTGAAGTGGTACCGACCTGTGACTCTAGATCGGCGATGTACTTTTTCAGATCGCTGACTGACGTCGCCGTAAATTCCACCCTTCGACCGTCTTTCTGTACCGTCGCAACCCGTTTTCCCATCATCAGATCATGTAACGCTGCGCGCGCGGCATCCAGTTCAGCCTGTGTTGCCATTATTCATCTCCCGCTAATGCCCTGGCATAATCAGCCAGAGATTTATTATTTTTACGGCCAGTGTCTTCTTCCCGTAAGCTGGCCAGAAGAGAATCCAGATCCAGCTGCCAGCGGGAGATACTTATCCGCAGAGCTGCAAGTGCATAGACAAAACAGTCAAGCGCCTCATTTCGTCGTTTTTTACTGTCCCAGACGATTTTTTTCTTCCCGTCTACCCACTTCTCAACCTGCTCTTCAGCCGTAAGCTGCTGAGCCTCAGCTAAATCATATATTTCAGGGTTATTAGGGAAGTGAACCGCTCCCGCCAGCGGTTCGTCGCCTTCTGCCACCAGCGTGAAACGGTTATAAATCTGCTCTTTCGCGGTGTCTGTTCCTACCTCAGTGAGATAAACGCCGTTCTTGTTACGCTTACGAGGCATATTCGCCACGGGCTTGCCGTAGACAGATGCGCCTTTAACGGGGATGACACGAAACAGACCATGCTTTTTCGAGCGGTTATAAACAATCGTTGGGTCTATGCCGCCGATATCCCAGCAGATGCGGGAAATAAGCATCTCAACGCCGTTAGGCCTCGGATAGGTTTTATTGATCGCCTCATCCAACCTCAGAAGCGTGGATTCATCATCATGGCGACCCATAATGATAATTTTGTCGATAAGCCAGCTTTCCTCGCCAGGCCCCCAGCCCCAGACACGCATTTCGTAACGGTCAAGCTGGGAGTCAATACCGGCAGTAAGATAGGCCACGCGCTCCGGCACCCTGGCTCCGAAGTGCTCAATACGTTCGGCCATCACCTCAGCATCAGGACGCTCACCAATTTTAGGCTCCCACGTTTCACCAAGCGTTGTGTTGACGAACGTCTTACGCTTTCCCGTGTCGCCTTTGGTCTTGATCCAGTCCTTGACGATTTGCACCCAGGTTGTGAAGGGGCTATATGCTGTCCAGACGTGAAAGGTTACGCTGTCAGGCGGATCAATTTCGGTACCCGATGATGAAAACCAGCAAAGTCCGTCGCGCGTCCAGATCCCGGTTTCATCACAGATGTACCGCGCCTGCGAAAAATCGAGCTCCTGCTGTTTAATTACGCAGGCATTGTGTTCACAAAGATATATAACGCTGGCAGGATCGCCCGGCGTCCATTTGAACCCGAATGGCGTCTCTTTATCGCCGAATTTAAGGAACTGCTCCTCCCCACAGTGTGGGCAGGGAACATGGAAGCGCAAGAAATGCTCCGACTCCTTGGCGGCACGTTCAATCTGGCATGTCCCTTTAATTTTGGGTGTGGATCCTCGTATCGATTTAGGCCAGACCGACCCTTCAATACGTTTATCCCCCAGGAACGTTGGAGAGCCCTCTTTCTCGATATCATCGTCAAATGCCGCCAGCTCGTCATAACCCGCCACATCAACAGATTTTTCACGGTAGTTTTTTGCAGCTTTACCACCGAGGCACCAGAAACCTCGCCCATTCGAGAAACGTTTCATACTCAACGTGTTGTCCCGGTGCTTTTTACCGTACCAGGGCGCCAGCGTCAGCAGTGAGGGGATGTCCCGGATTGTCGGTTCGACATGGGATTTCATGAAGTTTTCTGCATCACCGTCGGTAGGTAACCAGATAAGCGAGTTACGCTGTTTATGCTGGATGAAATACGCATACACGCCGAGCAGCATTTTTGAATAGCCTACTCGGGCAGACTTAACGACATTGACCTCGCGGATATAGTCATTACCCATCGCATTCATTATCGCACGCTGAAACGGCAGCGTTTCCCAGCGCCCTTCCTGATAAGCAGACTCTTTTGGAAGGTAATAATTTTCGTCTGCCCACTCAACCGCCGTTTGCGGTTCTGGCCGGTACAACGAACGGAGCCCCGAGCGCGCGGAGTGCTGTAGCCCCTTAACCTGACTGTTCGATATATTCACTCAGCAACCCCGGTATCATTTCATCCAGCGCAGCTGCTTTGTTCATGGCTTTTATGATGTCCTTCTTGAGGAAATCAATATGTCGATTTTCCAGTTCCGGAAAGCGCCGCTGAACCGACAGAGGTATTCCATCAAGGATACTGGCAATTTCTCCGGCTATCCGCGACAGCACGAACGTGCAGAATGCGGTCTCCACCACCTCAGCGGACTCTTTTGCATTTTTTAGTTCCTGAGCATCAGCCTGGGCTCGGGTAAGCCTATGGCGCTCATAATCAATCGTGCCAGGCACAAGGTCTGATTCTGAATCAACTCTCAGCTGTTCAACCTCTTTGCGCAGCTTTTCGTTTTCTATCGCTGCGTCACGGGCGGAATACCATTCGATTACGGCGGCAGAGTCATAAAGCACTTCATTACCTTTTCCACCACCGCGCGCAACTGGCATTCCCTGATCCTGCCAGTTCTGGATCGTGCGGATGCTGACACCAAAAATCTCTGAAAGGCGTTTTTTATTGACCTCCATGACGAACTCCAGGCGAAACACAGGGTAAGGAAACCATACCGTGTAAAATGACTACTACCAGGCTTTAACACTTCCTTTCTTGTGGTGGGTTATACCCAACAAAGACAGATACTTAGCAAGAAGAAGAACGGAAAAGGCAAAATCCTGAAAATTCTCATAAATAGCGAGAACCTGCGAGGTCGCCGCCCCGTAACATGTCAGATAGCCGGAAAGGACCCGCGGCCCCCCGGGTGCCCCTGAGGGGCAGCATCAACGCGCTCTTTGTTGAACCCATATAAAGGCTCACTGCCGCTCTTGCTCAATCTGCCGTATGCCAGCCAGGTTATTGTTGCCCTTCTCAATCACGGCCAGCAGCGGCTTAATCCAGAGCACAGCCTGGCAGTACGTTATTGAGCCGGCGGCAGCGGTACTATCATCGGCTGCGTTAGTTCCGTCGGTATCGGCGTGCATTGCGCTGGAACGTAAACGGTACGCGTATTCGAGCAGCCCACCAGCAATGTCAGCAGGAACAGGCAGATCACAGGTTTTTTCACGGCGGAGTATCTCCCGGTATTCGATTACGGTTTCTTCGGTGCTGGTGTCGATCAGGGAGTTAAGCCTGTTGGCATGTTCTGCAACCTGATTGAATCGATTGAAGTTGAATGCCTGGGTGGCGATCACCTGCCCCTGCATAGAGTTGTCACTTCGCAGAATGTCGTTATCGCTCTGTAGGCTACTGGCGTCGGAGCAACTCTTAACGAGGGCGACGGAAAGACCAGCAATGACGACAACGCCGATAAGACCCGGATTAATTTTCATTGGTCCAGCCCCCAGCACGCCAGCGCGCTTTCCTGGTCCCGTCGCTCAACCTGGCCATAGCAGCCATTCTTCTGGCCTTTGGTTAGACGACAATCACGGCCACCGTCTTTAATCCACCAGCGGATTGCCTCGCATGCACCGATGCGGTCACCTGCGTTGATGCGCTTATAGAAGGTCGATGGGAAGCATTTACCGGGGCCGATGTTATACGGGCAGAAGGATGCAATACCCACCTTCTGTGGCTCTGTCAGAGGCACTTTGATATTGCGATCAACCCAGGCTAATGCCTTATCGCGTTCAATAGCGTTAACCTTCCGGCATTGTTCCTCAGTGGCCGTCATGCCTTTAACAACACGCCTGCCATCGATAACGGTCACGCCGTGACATAATGACCAGACCCCACCCGGATCAACAACGGCCACCAGCGCATTGCCTTCTTTCTCGCTGATGAATTGGTCGAAAATGAGTGGAGCAGATGCCCCTGACGCGATTAGCGCCAGCACTGCTGCGCTGAGCTTTGCTTTGTTCGACATCATTCACCCCGCGCAGCTTTGCGGCGATCCGCTTTGATTTGGAAGTACAGACTCGTTAACCACGTCAGCAAACCAAACATGAGGCTACCGAGCACACCAATGGCCGCCCATTGAGATGGGGAGACTTTATCGAGGAGCTGAAGCAACCAGTATCCGGTCCCCCCTCCCGATGCGCCGTATGCAATACCCGTCGTGATTTTTTCCATTCGATACATGCTCTCACCTCGCTACATTGCGGGTGTCCAGTTGAGGTAATAAAAAGGGTCGCGATAGCGACCCAAGCTTTTATTCCCCTGCCAGCTGCCTTACCTCACTTACCGTCTGGTTGAAACGTTCCTCTTCCAGTTCTACGCCGATAGCCTGGCGGCCCAGTTCAATGGCTGCTTTAACAGTTGATCCCGAGCCCATAAAGAAATCAGCTACCACATCGCCGGGCCTGCTGCTGGCGTTAATGATTTGCCGCAACATATCAGCGGGCTTTTCGCACGGGTGTTTGCCTGGATAGAACTGGACGGGTTTATGTGTCCAGACGTCTGTATAGGGCACGGCTACTGTCACAGAGAAATGCCGCCGAAGAGATTTGTACTCTTCCAGCAGATCAAGGTATTTCCGGTTCAACGAATGCCATGTGGCCACCAGCTGGTGATGCGGTGCTTTGAGTTCAGAGGCGCGGTGCTTCTCAATGGCGATCTGAGTGAACAATTCCTGCAGCTTTTCGTAATCCTGCTGGTTCGGTAGTTGCCACTGACTGGCCTCGAACCAGTGGGACACCATGTTTTTCTTTCCGGTGGCGTCAGCTATCTGCCTAGACGAGACACCCAGTTCAGCTCTTGCATCTCGAAAGTAGGTGATTAATGGAGCCATGACGTGCTGTTTGACCTCGTTGCTTTTCTCAGCAAACCCGTCGCTTTTCGGCTTATATGGCCCCTGATAGTGCTCAGCGAAAAGGATGCGTTCCGTTGCGGGGAAGTAAGAGCGAAGACTTTCCTTGTTGCATCCCTTCCAAGGTCCCGCTGGTTTCGCCCAGATAATGTGGTTCAGGACGTTGAAGCGTTCACGCATCATTATCTCAATGTCTGCCGCCAGGCGGTGACCGGAAAAGAGATAAAGACTGCCAGCAGGTTTAAGCACTCGCCAGAATTGTGCGAGGCACAAATCAAGCCAGCGCAGATAATCCTCATCCCCTTTCCATTGATTGTCCCAGCCGTTGGGTTTCACTTTGAAGTACGGGGGATCCGTGACTATCAGGTCAACAGAGTTATCAGGGAGAGTGGCGATGTAATGCAGGCTGTCAGCGTTGACCAACTCAACACTGTTCATAATTACAGTATTTTTCATAGATCAGTAAGCGTAACTCTGATAGGCTCACTATGCTTTTGCGCTAAAGCAATGGGCCTTGATTAGCTTGTGACCTGAAAGCATGAGCTGATGGCTGGTGGGTGCTCCAACATCCACCAGCCGCCCATATTCACAGCAGAAAACCTCCGGATCTGGAGGCGCTCAATTTATCCGAATGGTAAATCTGACATCCCGAATAGACCGGGAAAATAGCCATAAAAAAACCCGCTCACTGGCGGGTTTATATACTTTTGGCAAAATATCAAATTAGCTTCAAATATGGCTCATTTTGTTGCATTTTGCAAGCCAAATTGAGGGAGTTAGTGAAAGTTACCTCACACTTCCGCCACTTTCAGTTCCTGGTACTCTTCGTACCGTGACAAAATTTCGCTTAGTGCCTGGCTGTCCATCTCAGCAAACGACGCTTTGAAAGCAGCCCAGTGGCCTGAATACACTCTGAGCCAGGTGGAACGCTCAACGCTGACCATGCGCGCCAGAGCTGCACCGGCATACTCCTGATAGGTATCGTTATTACGCGAGGCAGCAACTTCTTGCGCTGCCAGCCAGACAAGCCCTATCAGTTTTTTAGTGACGCGGCCCTGTATTTTTTTGCCGCTATGCTGACGCTGAAACTGTTCCCACACGTGCTGGCACATCAATGTCTGGTACCGGAAAGTAAGGTCATACCCATAGCAGTACCGCACCCATGCCTGCAAATGCTCACCCAGACCATTGACCGAACGACGCCATGCTGAACAAGCGAACTCCGTATCTTTAATAGGCGGCAAAGGTCGACGACGGCTCCTTGTCTCAAGAACATAAAGTGGAGTGGCCAGCGTTGTTACAACCTTTGACCCACAACCTTCCCCACCCTCCATGACGATTTCAGGATGGTGCCGGGGGTATTTATTCTTATCTGCTGGTGGATGCTCACTGAACGCCTGCAGCTGTCCTTTTGTCGATCCTGATAAATCCGCCAGCGCGCGGCGCAGTTCAATCCGCGTATATTCCAGTTCTTGTAAATTCATTATGCTCAGCGCTCCATACAATTACGCTTTTGTTATTACGCCGATCGCCAGCGCTCGATTCATAAACCGGAATAGCAGCTCCAGCTGGGTACCGTGTTTTTTCTCGAACGCTGCAACATCAGCATGTAATTTGTCGTGACACTCTCTGCACAGAGGGATCACGAACAAATCGTGGGCTTTAGCGGCGGTACCGCCCATGCCGTGACCAATGACATGGTGTGGATCATCCGCTGGCCGCCGGCAACCTTCACAGGGCTGGGTTTTAACCCACCGGGTATACTCCTCATTCACCCACCTGCGGTGTTTTGGGCGCAACATGAAGGATTCAGGGGATTCAGGATCCGCATGCAGAGCCAGAACCTTTGGCTGTTCATAGGCTACTTCCTGATTTGATCCATGCTTTAATTTCGCAGCCGTGACCGCAGGGGTGACCTTCTTCTGCAAAATTCTTTTTGCCGCGGGCATCGGCACAATGTCACTTTCTCGATATACGGATAAAAACGGCTCATCCGGTAATCGAAGCGCAAGCTGGGCCATCCTTTCCGTGATTGCATCAGCAATGCCTGAGTAAACGGCCCACCAGCACAATTCACCGAGGGATAGTTCACGCTCGTTGTTGTAGCCAAGCGAAGACAGGATGGAACTGATCAGCCAGCTAATGAGATTACGGCGGGCTAGTTCTGCCAGCGCCGCGGTGGTTTGCTCGCGCAGCTGGTTATCGCAATGCCAACAGAGCAACATTGATCCAGGGGGATGTCGCATTGTTACCAGCTCAGGATGGTGATAATCAGTGTGCGGGTACTGGCATTCCTTCACGTTACGCTCTAACCAGGATTCCAGCGCGGTCAAACCGCCTGCTGCGCGGATTACTCTCTCGTCAGTGAAGAATTCCTCGAGGGACTTATCTTCTGCCAGCGGCTGCCTGGCATCAGGGACGAGGCCCGACGGAAGCCCAGCCATGCTTTTTGGCTGAGGCTCCACCAGCACACGCCCCTGTTGAAACAGAGACATCAGTTCGCTGCCCGGCTTTAACACCACCAGGCCAAGGCGCGGAACAGTCTCGGCTGTAAACAGTCCTCTCACGCGGCATGCCCCTTAGCGATGTGTGCCGTCCACAGACCGCCGATCCACTCGATGCCTTTGGGTGTAAAGCGTGCCTGGCTAAAGGCGTAGTTTGTTTCGCTCGAAGTGCCAGTTTTCACTTCAAACCGCCCGGCAGCAATGTGCTGGTGCCGCGGTGTCAGCACTCCGCCGAGCCGGTACAAAATGCCGCTCTCAATGAGGAACAAGCGGAAATCGGTCTCTTTGGCCTGCAACAGCTTTGCCACCTGGCGGAAAGACATTGAGCCTTTGGCAGTACAATACCGATCGACAAACTCAATTTTCGGCGCGGCAGCGGCTAACTGCTGGCTGAGTTGTTCTTTCTGCTCGGCCAGATCCGCGGCGAGACGTAATGCCTCCGGCAATGTTTGCGGGACACTTACGGCCTGGCTGTTCTCCAGCTCTTGCCAGCGATCGACAACAGCGGCGGTAAATTCTGGCGACAGCCTGGCGACGATCACCAGAGAATCACGTTTGTTGAACCAATACTCCTCGTAGGTTTGCCCGTTTTGCGGGTGTGTGTAGGGGGTGTGCGCCAACGGCGCGGTTAAAATACCAGCAGATGCAAGGCGCTCAGCTGAGCGCTTCACATCACCATGTTTGCTCTGTACCAGCCTGGCAATTTCACGGCTGGACATTGTCACAACACCCTTTGCGGTTAACTGATTCATGCTATTTCTCCATATCAGGCGGCTGCACCCGCCTTTTGATTTGCACATAATTCAGGAAGATTTGCTTCTACCAGCGCACGAGCGAACGGCGGCGGTACTGCGTTACCGCAGCACGCTACCTGCTTGTCTTTGGCGTAACGATTGCCGCGATAGTCCTGATCGATAACGTAGCCGTCAGGGAAGCCCTGCGCCTTATAAAGCTCATGCGGTTGCAGCATGCGCATTCCGATATCGACGATCTGGTACTTAACCCCCTCGATCGTCACCAGCCATTCATCCTCGCTATCACCGCAGTAGGTTTCGAGGAATGTCCGGACCTCGCCAACGTGCTGGCCACCAGCGGTAATCGTCGGCATAGGTGTATCCATGGTCTGACCGTCGCGGCAGGTTCCGCGAAGCTTCACCAGGTGCGACGCAACTACCGCGTGGTGATCAACAGTAGTGACTGAGTGGGCAGGCTCATCCATACCAACACCCGGCCCCGTGTAATTCCCACCATAGTGCTTCGCCAGGAACGCGCTCACCGTTGCAAACTTATTACCACCAGCAGTGACCGTGCCGAGCGGGTTATTCAGTTGAAGAACACGCGGTTCTTGCCCTGGGCGTTCGCCGTACCCCATCTGGATCAGTGTTGGGGTTACCAGCTGCGACTTACCGCCACCACCTGCAGTAATTGTCGCGCTCGGTTCGTCAGCCCTGTGCCCAACACTGGCACCAAACTGGCGGGCGATGACCGGCGCAACCACGCACGCGCGGGACTGCTTGAGGATTGTATGAGCGGATTTATTCAGCGGGCGCGGCTTAGCCTGGTACTCACTGCCGCCATTGCCAGCCAGGAACGGTGTCAGGGCAGCCTCAACTACGCCAAGCGCATGCCCATTCCCGCCCGGGCGCGCCGACGTACCAGCGGTGACAGTTGGTACCGGCTCGGTCACCGGCTGTCCGGTGGCTCCGGTGCGGAATTTAGTAAGATGCGGTACCGCCAACGCGTAGCCATGCTTTTTAGTGATGGTCTGCAATGGCTCTAACAACGATTGCCCGCGGAAACAGTCATAACCTCCTTTCGTCGTGGTGTGGTTACACTTCACGATGAAAGGTGATGCGCTTTCGATAACAAAGCGCTGGATGCCGCGCGCTATACGTTTGAGCGTATTTTCCGCCAGCGGCTTTTTGCGGTCGAAGATGGACCGGGCCGGTATGTTCCAGTCAATGCACTCCGCCGCGGTACGCCATGGCGCCAACTTGCCGCTTTGTACTTCCAGTGATTTTGGATCCCCATGAGTCGCTTCAGGCCAATGAATCTTGCGGCCGTCACAGCGCATGACCATGAAGAAACGCTTTCTGATCGTCGGCGCGCCGAAGTCACAAGCGCGCAGCTCACGATAATCGACCTCATAGCCAAGCCCGGCGATCAGCTGTTGCGCCTGCTGGCCGTGCGGCTCAATGGCAAGAAATTCACATACCTCAGCCAGTGCTGGGTGATCCGCCGCGATACCAGTCGACAGCATGCCGACAAATGCCTCGAATGTTTCACCAGCACGCTCAGGATCCGGGCGTAATTCTTCATCCAGCAGCGGGCCCCATGTCTTAAATTCTTCTACGTTCTCCAGCATCATGACGCGGGGACGTACTGCCAGCGCCCAGCGCAGGACAATCCACGCCAGCCCACGAATCTCTTTCTTGACTGGCTTAGCGCCCTTCGCTTTGGAAAAGTGGCGGCAGTCAGGGCTAAACCAGGCCAGACCGACAGGTTTACCGCTGGTGGCTGCGCTTGGGTCAACGTCAAACACCGACTCGCAATAATGTAGCGTGTCCGGGTGATTCGTCTTATGCATCGCAATAGCGTTTTCGTCGTGGTTGATAGCGATATCCACGCTACGCCCGATCGCCAGTTCAATGCCGGTACTCGCGCCGCCACCACCAGCAAAGTTATCAACGATAATTTCACGCATTGACGGCCCCCTGCATGCTGTTGAAGAGACCACCAGCGGTCGTTATAATTTCACTCGTCGGCATACGTTCGAGCCACAGCTGGTTGATATTGGCTTTCAGCTTGTTCTGTTGTGAAACAGGTAGAGCGTTAGCCCCTTCAATCTGGTTAAACACCAGTCCAACCTCAAGAGGCCAAACGCGCGATTCGTTTAACGCCTTGTCCTTTGATTCCTGCGTCTCACGGACATGGGCGCGGATCCCCCGAATATTTGACCATTTGGTTTTATCCAGGCTTTCCATGGTCGCGATGAATTCACTGTGGTTAATGCCGTATTCTTTCGCAGACTCAACGGCAACCGTGCGTAACCGCTCTGACATGTCTTGTTTAACGTCATCGCTATCAAAGGGCAATGTTTCCAGCCATGCATTAACACCCACCAGGATGCTCTCGCTGATCAGCTTTTTCGCTCTGTCGATCGTCAGCGGTGAAACATTGGTAAATTCAGGGTTTTCCAGAGAGTCGGCAGCCCAAGTATGACCAAACTTTGACTCGCTGAAGGTGTACTCATCTTTCTCGCCGAACGCCGCGACAACACAGGCCCAAGCCTCTACACCACTGGTTTCCAGAATGGCTTTTTGGGTTAATGGCAGTTCTGCCTCTGATTTCTCCGGCACAACCTCTGCTTCCAGCTCCGGTACCGCATCAGTTTGCGTTCTTCCCACTGCAAATTGGGCCAGCGACATCGAAGCACGGCCTTTGGCCTCCAGATCGGTGCGGTTGATGTAACTGAAACGCTCTCCCCGCCATGTCTTGTCGAAGACCACAATAGCGCCAGCAAAAAATGCGCTGGTGGGCTGCTGCTTTTCGTCTTTCGGCACGAACCATTGAGGAAGATCGAAACCAATTCGGCCACGGATGAATGTGGCATGATCTGCCTCTTCCGGCCACCACGTCTCACTGGTCGCAGACTTAATGAGAAAAACGTACCGACCCCCCTTTTCTCGCATTGCCATAGCGTGGTTAATGATGTGGGTCATTCCGGTAACCGCCTGCTTGGCGTGGTACTGAGAGCGGCTGTAAGGCGGGTTGCCAAACCCGGCACCACCGAGTTCTGCCAGCCGCTCTGACCAATCCTGCGTCAGGGCATTATCTTCAGCCGTGTACCATGCTGGGCACTTCGCGTTGCTGTCGTCGGCAAAAAGGTCCAACACCAGAGGGCCGAACATCGCATTGATCCCCCAAAACAACAGATCCGGAGTGCGCCATTGATCACCGACCTCTTTCAGCTCGTGTGCTGGTTTTGAACGGAGTTCAGCCAGTGCACGGCAGTATTTATTTTCCATCATCCTCTGAACCCCTCTGGAATCTTGCTATCAACCGGACCGAACTTCATCGGGTCATGTTTCTTTTCGCCCCAGCTGTCACGCGGTGGCCGCCCCTTCTTGTCCCAGCGGATCCCGCTTTGCAGATAACCTTCAAATTTTTTCGGACCGAAGAGCGTTTCAGGGCGCATGTACTGGTACTGCACGTCATTGCCGTTCCAGTGCTCATGCTTAAGGTCGATCACCAGCTGTAAGTCGCTAACGGTGTAACCTTCACGCAAACGAGCACGGATGTTTTCCAGAGAAGTTTTTGATTTTTGATATCGTGAGCCACTAACCAGGTTCAGATGATTCAGAACCAGGATGGCGTTATCGGTGATCATCACTTCAGGGTCTGGTTGCGGCGCAACCGGACAAGAAGGTTTTTTAACTGATGGATCAGTAGTTGTATTTACTGACGGATCGCCCCCAGATTCTGACGGGTGAAAACCGCCTTTTTCATCGTTTTTTGATGCCTCAGATTTTGACGCGTCGGTTTTTGAGGCATCAGATTTTGATGCGTCAGAATCTGACAGGTGAGAAAAGGCAGCAGCCTGTAATTTCGCAACATTGAGCTGGTAAACGTTCGATGCATTGCGGTTGCCTTTACGGCGCTGCTGGCGGGTTAACCACCCGTCTTTTTCCAGTTGAGATATGGCTGTGCGAACCGTGCTCTCACCGGCACCAATCTGGCGCGCGATGGTAGCGATGGAAGGCCAGCTAACCCCTTCATCACTGCTGAAGTCTGCCAGACGCGCCATGATGGCAACGCTGGACAGCTTCATGCCAGAAGCGGCACAAGCGTCCCAAACGTAACCCGTTAATTTAGTGCTCATGGTCGTCCTTTAACTCGGTAAACTTGCGCTTGAATTGTTCGAGCGGGCTGAAACATTCGTGGTCATAACGATCCCGCAGGTAGATAACTCGTTGAGTCTCTGGCTCCCACCTGATAACCCGAACGGGGATCCCTCTGTGGTCTTTGAACCTTCGGTTAACTTCGCGCATAAGCGTTTCGCCTTCCTGTAGTAAACCCCCACAATTGCGACCGCCCGACTGTGGTTACATGGCACCCAGCGGTTTGCTATTCTGCGTTCATACCGAAACAACGGAGCGCCCGGTACAGGGATCATCCTTAGTTGCGGCAAACGGTTAAATGCCGTTAAACTGGTCATGCGGATTACTTCTCCATACAAGATTTGTCTGCCACGACGCCCGGAGCTGCACACTCGCGGGCGTCACTCTTTTCCGGCGCGCAAAACACACGGAAAAGCAGCGTCAAATGTTCCTGCCACTTAGCCATCACCTGATAGCTGTTCTCTTCGATCTGGGCGCGTTCCTGAGCATCAATAACGCCGTCAGCGGTAGCTTTACGAACGAATTGCGAATGCCTTCCGATCCACTCAACTGACTCCATGAGACGCTGGTTGATATCGCCGTTCTCAATCTCTTCAACATCAGCCAATGGCACAAAAACACCGTTCGAGTGACGTGCAATAGCGTTAGCTATGTGGTTTGAACCACCAGCACGCTGAAGCACCATCGCCCAACCGAGCGGGAAGATCTGATCACCGTCAGTACGCAGCCGGTTAAACAGCGCGTTCTCGGTCACACCCAACCACTCAGCAGCTTCTGAATATCCCCCAGGCAGTTCGGTGATCGTTTTTTTGATTGCGGCCACCAGCCAGGCTGGCTGCTTATCTACTTTCCATTCAGGTTCTATACCCACGGCTAGGTCCTCCCTTCTGTGGTTATTTCTGATCGTTAGGCGATGTATTCTTGCCATAACGTTCTGGGTTGAATTCCAGTTCACCAGCAGTTCGATACGCAGCTTCAGCAGCTCGTCCTTTAGGGATTAAGCGTCCGGGGCGATTACGCCACTGGTAAACGGCCTCACTGGTGATGCCAAAAAATTCGGCAACTTTCTCAGTACTGCCGAAATGTTGTTCAATCTCGTCGGTTGTCATGAAGCCTCCTTAGCTAAGTTTGATTAGATATTAATAACCAATCTAACTTTGGTCAATAAAAACTAAGATTACTTAGTCTTTTTTAAATTTGGTGCTTTCATGGAAACGGTTGGTCAGCGCATTAAAGCCCTACGCAGGGTTACAAAAACCTCTCAAAAAGAACTGGGTAAGTTCTGCGGGGTTAGTGACGTAGCGGTGGGTTATTGGGAAAAGGATGTGAATATCCCAAACGGAGAATCGCTGGTTAAGCTGGCTAAATTCTTTAATACATCAATAGATTACATTCTTTACGGCACTGAATTTGAAGGTGCCCTCATAACCAAAATGAGGCGTGTGCCCGTGATTTCCTGGGTTCAAGCTGGGCAGTTTACGGAATGTAAGGCCGCTGATTTATTCAGTGATGTTGATAAATGGGTTGAAACATCACTACGCATTGGAGATAGCTCGTTCGCTTTAGAGGTCAAAGGGGATTCAATGACCAATCCAAATGGCCTCCCAACAATCCCTGAAGGGGCAACCGTTATTGTTGATCCAGATGCCGAACCCCTTCATGGCAAGATTGTTGTTGCGCGTATTGATGGCACTAACGAAGCGACTGTTAAAAAACTGGTCATTGATGGCCCACAAAAATTTTTAGTCCCACTAAATCCTCGCTACCCCAACATCCCGATCAATGGTAACTGCCTCATTATTGGCGTAGTTAAAGGCGTTCAGTACGAACTCTAATCCCTTCCCGCTCTTCCTCTAAGCATCAAGCTAAGTTTAGTTTGATGTTTTCACTTGACCGATAAACTAAGTTAAGTTAGATTTTTTTTCTGTCGACACCAAACCACCGCGCCTGATGTGGTTAAAAGCAGGCCAAAGCAATAAGACGTGATCCATGTTCTGGCTGCTCACTTTCCCCTTGAGGGTGACAGCCAGCTTTTTAAGGGCACAACAGGCGAGAGCATTGCTGATTATCGGACTGCGTGAGACGCGACGCGGTAAAGCAGGTAAACAGTGCTCTCACCGTTGTGGTAATGCGGCTCTGCGCACGTGACGAGGCCAACAAGTTTTTATTTCAACTTTTGAAATGAATACGTTTCTTGTGGTGTAGCGTCGCCGGTTCTGGCCGGTCCGGCAGGTGGAGGCACCACCGCCACAACAAAATCATTGCTGTGTGTAGTCTTTGCCCATCACTTTGGTGGGCACCTTTTTTACACAAGAGACAAGGGCATCACCGGGCGACGGGCTCATTCCCCAATCCACCCGGGCGCTATGGAAATGGACCTCCTACCCATAGCCGAAGCGCAGGTGCCCTTTTCTGTTGTGTATGGAGAAGTTCCACTGGCGGTGGCAGCCGCCTCACAGAGGGTTAAACCATGAGTAATGACCGCATGACCGTAGTGCCCGATTTCCTGGGCGAACTGGATGCCGGCGTGTTCATGAACAAGATCGCGGCAGCTTTAAACACTACCGCGCTTGGCGTTCTGAACAACGGTACCAAGGGCAAAGTAGTCCTCACCTTTGATATTGAGCGTATGGGTAACTCCGTCGAAGAGAAGCGCGTCAAGATCAAGCACAAGCTGAACTACGTCACCCCAACCCCGCGCGGTAAAGCCTCCGAAGAAGACACCACCGAAACACCAATGTGGGTTAACAAAGGCGGCAAGCTGACCATCCTGCAGGAAGATCAGGGGCAGCTGTTCGGGATCAACGGCGGCGTTGACGGAAAGCTTAAAGCGGCACAGTGATCCGCAGCAGACAAATCACTGACATCCCTTTGACCACATATTAAGGTAATTTTATGTCCCAGATTTTAGACGGCAATGCTCTGCAGCAGGTGAAAGACCTGGTTCTTTCCGCTTACCACCTAGAAGCAGCAAAAGTTACGGCATGCCCGACGGCCCTGCTTCCTCAAGGTGTTAACGTAGAAAGCCTCGAGCGTTTCGGACGGGAGCGTTTTCGCTTCCGTGGCGCCATGACCACAACCAGTATTCCTGATTTTGTGCGTTACGCCGCAGGCTACGCCAACGAAGCCGAACCAGCGCGCTGCTTTATCGATGCTGACAACATGACCGCACGCTCTGTCTTCAACATCGGTACGCTGGCTAACCCTGGCCATGCTGATAACGTTTCTTCAATCACCCTCAAAAAGACAGCACCATTCCGAGCCCTGCTTCAGGTGAACGGTGATCGTCTGGGCCAGAAAGACATTGCTGAATGGCTGGAGGACTGGGCCGACTTCCTGACCGCATTTGACGCCGACGGGAAAGTGTTGTCCATCGCGCAGGCAGCTGGTGCCGTTCGTCGCGTCAATATAAAACAAGTCTCGGAAGCAGCTCATGAAGACGAAGATTTTGGCGGCAGAAAGTCCCTGATGCAGAGCGTTGAAGCCAGCAGTAAAGACGTTATGCCGGTGGCCTTTGAGTTCAAATGCGTCCCATATGAAGGCCTGAGCGAACGCCGCTTTAGCCTGCGCAACAGCCTGCTTAAAAGCGGGGAGCCTGTGTTTGTACTCCGCATCGTTCAACTGGAAGCCCAGGAAGAAGCTATCGCCAACGAGTTCCGTGACCTGCTGATCGAGAAGTTCACCGACAAGCCGGTTGAAACCTTTATCGGTAACTTTAAAGCGTAATTTCTCTGCATTAAATCCCCGGCGCCGCGGGGATTTATTGAAGCGTAATTCCCTTTATTAATCGCCAATGGCGAGGGATTCGTACAACCAAAAACTGGCGCAGGTGCAGCTGCCAAATATGGAGAAGAAAAGACGATGAGTTATATCCAGACACTTTCAGGAAAGAAATTCGATTACCTCAATTCAACTGCTGACGATGTGGAGATCGAGGATATCGCGACCGCGCTTTCCCACATCTGCCGCTTCACTGGTCATCTGCCGGAATTTTACAGCGTGGCCCAGCACTCTGTGCTGTGCAGCCAGCTCGTTCCGCCAGAGTTCGCCTTTGAAGCCCTGATGCATGACGCAGCAGAAGCGTATTGCCAGGACATCCCTGCCCCCCTGAAAGCGTTGCTTCCAGATTACCGTCGCATTGAAGAGCAGGTAGAACAGCTGATCCGGGCCAAATTCAGCATCACCCCTGATATGTCAGCGGTAGTGAAATATGCCGATCTGGTGATGCTTGCCACTGAACGCCGCGATCTGGATATCGACGACGGTTCACTCTGGCCTTGCCTCGAAGGTATTCCGGCCAGTGACATTATCCAGATCGTGCCTCTTCGCCCAGGCCAGGCATATGGCTTATTCATTAACCGTTTCAATGAGCTTATGGAATCACGCGCATGCCTCGCATGAAGATAAAAGAACTGGTAGCCGCAGCCCATGCCGCGGCGGGGAAACTGCCACCAGCAGAAGCCTCTCTGATGCGTGAGGTAGCCACTCGCCTGGACGTTACATTTGCCGCCTTGACGGAATCAATGGACCAGCGAATGAGCCTTGACGCCGAAATTAATCATCTTCGTCAGGAGTCCGTCCAATGACCACAAACAAATATGCGACTCTGCGCGGCACAATCGCCAGAGCCAAACGCAACGACTGTCAAAAGGTAGTGATGCGTGTGACGTTAGTTGAAGAACTCCTCCTTCAACTGTCAAACGCTGAGAAGCGGATTGCTGAATTGGCTGCGGAGAATGGTCAAATGCTGTGCCTTCTGACAGACATCAGTGATAACCATGAAGAATACGTCAACCAGGACGAGTACCTGTACGCCGCGGTTCCAATGGATTACGTATCTGAAATTAACGCATACGTCTCACGCGATGTTGAAGCGGAAAACCCATTCAAGGAGACAGACGCTTTCCTTGCTGAAGTGCGTGCCAACGCTATCAAATCTGCCCTCAACGATTGTTCGGAGTGCCTCGATAGGGACTGCATCATGGATTCGAAAGGCATCAGTTATGAAGATGCTGCACTCCGTGAAGCGGGGGCTATGGCACTGCATGATGCGTTACTTCGCCAGGAGCGTGCCGTATGAGTTCAGACATCATCGATCAGGCAAACGAGCTGGTAGAGCATCGCCTGCAGCTGGCTATACAAAAACACCGTATTGATCAGAATGCAGTCTCTGCAGAGCACTGTTCTGAATGCGGAGAGGACATTCCTGAGGCGCGCCGGGTTGCAATGCCTGGCTGCAAAACGTGCGCCAGTTGCCAGGAAGTGTTAGAGCTCATGATTAAGCAGCGTAAGGGGTAATCGACAATGGCAATAAACCAGAAAATAAAAACCCATACCGGAACCATCATCACCAAAGATGGCGAGAAAACCGTGCAGTTGCGCGAGACTCCAACGACCTGGTGTGTTGGCCGCACTGAAACCTACCGGAAAGAAGATGGCCGCCGCAGCGGTGCACCGCTAACATCACGCCGTTTGATTCTGAGCAGCATTAAGCCGATAGAAGGCGGTGCAGCATGACCACTATTACCAGAGAACGCCTACTCATAATCCAGCTGTGGCGCGAAACATATGGACCTGGTAGCAACGTTGTTTTGCCAGCAGAAGAAGCGGAGGCGCTGGCGCGTATCGCGCAGGAATCGCTGGGCGCTGAGCCTATTTATCAATGTGAATTCTGCCACCATGACGGCAATGGTGAACTGCAATGGCATTGGGAGGATGTGAACAAAGACTTTTACGACCAATACGATCCAGAGCGTCGCGGTAAACGTCGCGTTCTTTACTCAGCCCCGCCAATGCCAGCATTGGCAAATGGTTGGGTGGTGGTGCCGGTTGAGCCTACTGAAGACATGATCGTCCAGGGTTTCGAGTCTGAACCAGATGAAAGCTTTAGCGATGCAGATGTTTGGGAAGCATACGAAGCCATGAGTGGATGCCAGCAAGCGGCGCACCGGGCAAAACTATGCTGGGCAGCAATGCTCGCAGCAGCACCCAAACCGGAGGCCTGATGCCCAGCAAACTGAAACAGCGGCGCCTGCGCCGCCTTAAGGCCGACCTGGCCTGGTGGCGAGAAGAGGCAGAGGATTGCCGCTCCCGGCTGCTGGAGCTGGCAGGGGAAATCGATAGAGTACGAGCACAGATCGTCAGAGTACCAATGCCGGTGGTTGTCCCCTCGGCTTTAATCGCAGAATTAGCAATGGAGAAAGCAGTTGAACGACTTAATGATTGACCTCGAATCTATGGGGAAAAAGCCAAACGCGCCGATCGTCTCAATTGGTGCCGTCTTTTTTAACCCCCAAACAGGTGAACTTGGCCAAGAATTTTACACGGCCGTCTCGCTTGAAAGCGCAATGGCTCAAGGCGCGGAGCCGGATGGAGATACAATTCTTTGGTGGCTAAAACAACGCCCGGAAGCACGCTCAGCTATTTGTGTTGATGACGCGATGCCTATCACTGATGCACTGTCGGAACTTAGCCATTTCATTCACCGGCATGCATATAATCTCAAATACATGAAGGTCTGGGGTAACGGGGCCACCTTTGACAATGTGATTCTGCGGGGAGCTTACGAACGCGCCGGCCGCATTTGCCCTTGGGCCTTTTGGAACGATCACGATGTGCGCACTATTGTTACGCTCGGCCGCAGTGTCGGTTTCGATCCGAAGCGTGACATGCCTTTTATTGGCGATGTGCACAATGCCCTAGCTGATGCGCGACACCAAGCAAAATATGTGTCAGCAATTTGGCATAAACTGATCCCTACCACCAGCGACAAATTTTAATTACTCGGGTGCAGCCGGGTTAATGGAGAAGTATATGCTGAGCCTCGATTGTGTTCCCATCTCAACTTATTGCAAAGAGACTGGCGAAACCCCTGATGCCATTAATAAGCGCATACAGCGCGGTGTGTGGCGTGAAGGGGTTCAAGTGCTAAAGGTCGAAGGCGTTAAGGAAAGATGGATTGATCTTAGTGAGGTTGCAAAATGGGCACGACAGAATCGCCTAAACTCCCGCGCGGCGTAACCATCAGGAAACATCGTAATGGTGAAACCATCAATATTACCTTCACTTATAAAGGGGTTAAATGCCGTGAGCCTCTTTCTAATCTGGACGTAACCCCCAAAAATATCAAATACGCCGAGCGCACACTCGGCGAAATCTATAACAAGATAGAAAGGGGGACGTTTGTCTATGCGGAATACTTTCCCCGTTCAACCCGGTTGAAAATTTTCGGCAACGCTGCCGCGGGCAAAACGGTGAAGATGTACCTAGATGAGTATCTAGTGATCTGCGAAACGAGGAAGTTATCCCCTTCGACAATTGGCGGGTACAAGAAATGCCGAAGTGCTTTGTCTTCACTTCATATGTTTCCCGCAAGTGAGTTAACCCCAGCAGCATTGAAGACATGGATCCAGAGCCAGAAAACGACATTGAAGACCATACGAAACCAACTTTCGTTCCTGCGTTCTGCACTGGATGAGGCAGTGACAGATGGTGTGCTTCAGATAAACCCAGTATCACTGGTAACTGCTTCAAGGTACCAAAGTGATAAATCAGAAGCAGAAAGTAGTTATGTGGTAGACCCGTTGTCGCCAGCAGAAGTTGACGCATTGCTCTCAGCCGCTGGAAATAAGCAATGGGAGAATCTTTTCCGGTTCGCTATCCAAACCGGGCTGCGTAGCTCTGAGTTGTGTGCTCTTCGTTGGCGTGATATCGACTTTGTATCGAGGACAGCACACGTTCAAAACGCCAGTGTAGTTGGCGTCATCAAAGGAACAAAAACAAAAGCTGGTACGAGGAAAGTAGAACTGACTGAAGAGGCATTGAAGGCTTTGGCCAGCCAGAAATTGTTCACTTTTATGAAGGGTGAAACGATATTCGAAGACCCAAAAAGCAACAAACCTTGGGCCAGTGCTGACGCAATAAGAAAAAAAGCATGGGTTCCAATATTGCGTAAGGCAGGTATTCGTTACAGAAATCCGTATCAGACTAGACATACATTCGCCACCAGTCATATCAGCAGGGGGGTCAACCTTTTCTGGCTTGCAGGTCAGATGGGCCACAAGGGCCCAGAGATGTTGTTTAGACACTACGGCACATATCTGAAGGAATACGATGGACAAACAACTCGCAAGGAGATAAAAAGATAATTTGTTAAAAATTGGCCACACGTCGTGGCCACTCCAAAATCAAGGGATGCACATGGCCAATCAAATTACTAAGATTAGAAAAATACAAGTTACCAAATTTAGGGGGCTAAAGAATATTAACATTGAGTTTGGTAATAGACTCACAGTAATTTGTGGAAAGAACGGCACTTCCAAATCAACAATTCTTGGTATTATCGCTCAAATATTTAGTTTTTCACGAGACCTGTCAAAAAAGCCGGTAACTAACCTTAATGCTTATAAAACTCTAACAAATAAGCCTTTTAAATCAGCGTTTAAAGAACATTTCAGATTGTCAGAGCAATTCGATGTTTCAGGCTCTATGGATGTTGGTATCACATTGTATGACGCAACCGTTAATAAAAACTTAGATAAATTATCTCTAGGTTTATATGAGTCGAAGGATAGAACCAAAGCAAGAGCTGTAGTCCGGGGTAACGATGGTATCGCAGGTAGAAACCAAAGTAGAAACGTTACTCATCCAGTAATATTTTTAAGCCTAGCTAGGCTATTACCAATTACTTTAAGAAATGATTATTCTACCAGAGATGTACAATACATAACTGATAATAGAGAAGAAATAAAAACCATGAATAATCAACTTCTTTTGAAAAACAATGGAAGCTCTGTTACTGCTACAAAAGGAACTATTGATTCAATGGTTGTCCACGGTGACAATTATGATCATGAATCAGTTTCTGTAGGTGAAGACAACGTTGGTCAGATTATTCAAGCAATTTTCTCTTTTAAAAGACTAAGTGAAACTTATCCTGATTATCATGGGGGCATACTTCTTATTGATGAAGCAGACGCTGGATTATTCCCAGCAGCTCAAGTAGAGTTAATTAAAATTTTAGCAAAAGCTGCGAAAAGCTACGATCTGCAAATCATAATGACTTCTCACTCACCCCTTATCATTGAAGATATTTATCACCGTTCGCTCCAAGATGACAAAGCATTCAAGACAATATATCTCACAGATACTTTCGGGGACATCCAGACAAAAAATAATTTATCCTGGGCTGAAATTAACGCCGATTTACATGTTGAGACAGTGCGAATCACTAATGATATAAGTTTACCTAAAGCCAATGTCTATTTTGAAGACAAAGAAGGATATGATTTCTTCAAGCAAATTATTGTGGACAGAAAAATCAACAAAATTTTAAATCCACTCGGAAATATTAATATAAGCTGTTCAGCAATCCTTGATTTAATGGCGCGAAAAATACCTGAATTCACTACAAAAAGTTTAATTGTATTAGATGGCGACGTGGAAAGCGATAATAGTGATAACGCAAAGAAAGCGAAGCGAGAGCGTAATTTGTGCTTATTACCTCATACTTTACCTCCTGACCAAATGATTTTTGAATTTATGTATAACTTACCACCTGATGACATATTTTGGGAAAATAAGGATAGGTTTACAAAAGCCGTATTTACACGCATAGGTTCAGATATAATTGCTAATCTCAGATTAGGGGATATGCCAATAAACTTAAAAGAAGCAATAGAAGCATATCAAGGGAATAATAAAAATATTGCAGGCCGGGTAAGAACCATGTTTAAAGACTTCGCCCATACAAATGAATTTAGGGGCCTAGTTGAAGGTCCAGTGAAATATAATCCATATAGATATTGGGCGAAAAAGCACCCATTAAAAACTGAAAATTATAAGCAGAAATTTATCAAAAGCCTTAAATATACCATGGTTAATGGGCATGGTGTAGACTCTGCATTGATTGGTACTTACCTTGAAGATAACTAA